CGGTTCGATCGTGCTTTTTTACGAAAACCTGAAGCAATACGTAATAGACGCGTTCGGCAAGATTATCGAGGGGGCCGGGTTGGTGGGTGAATCGTTGCTGTTGTTGTTCAAGGGGGAATTCAGCGAGGCGTGGGAAACCGCCAAGAAGGGCGTGGTGACTTTTACGGACGGCTTAACGGATCTGATCCCGGTCACCGCGGTTACCAAGTTGGCCTTCAACACGCTTTTGCCGATAGTCCAACAGGTGGCATCGTCTGTTGACGCGGCGGCAGATTCCGTGGCTAACCTCATAGATGCGCAGGAGGCGCTGAGGAAAAAACAGAACGAAGTCGCCAAGGCATCCGCGAAATTGCAGAACACGATCGCCCAAAACATGCTGGTCGCGGACAACGAACGGGTGGTGTACGAAGATCGAGTGAAGGCCCTGCAGGCGGCCCGCGATGCGGAGATGGAGATGCTCAAGATGAACATCGCCCTTGCTGCACAGGCCGAAGAGGTAGCCCGCCTAGAAGGCGCAGTGGCCACCAAGTTGGAGGACAAAAGAGAAGCGCAGAACCAACTCGCCGAGTCCACCGCCGCGCGTATTGAACTCGAGGGGGAACTGTTCAACCGCACACAGGAGTACAACCAACAGTTGGTCGCCATGGATCTGGAAGAGGTCCGGCGCAAGGAGGAGATTCTGCGGGCGATCAGCGACGCCACCCGGGAGTCGTTCGACGATTCGTTGGAGGGCAGACGGGCCGCGGACCTCAAGCAGTTGGAGGCCGACGAGTTGCAGGCCAACCGCGAATTCAACGAGTTGCTCGCCACAGAAGCGGAAAAGGAGAATCTGCGGCAGTCTTTCGAAAATGCGCGGGCGCGCGTAGAGCGCGAGTACGAACGGGACAAGAAAGACCGGGCCCAATCGCTCGCCGACAAGTTGCTGAACATCGAACTGCAGGCCGCGGGCAACGGCATCGAAGCACAACTACAGCGCGACCTCGCCGATCTGCGAAATCAGGAAAAGGCCGATCTGCTCGAACTCACCAACCTGAAGGCCACGGAGGAGGAAAAAATCCGACTCGTTGGGTATTACGAGGCCCTCCGCACCAAAACCGAACAAGACGCAGAAAAAGAGCGGCGCTCGCTGGCGTTCGACGCCCGACAGCGCAAAATCGACGACGCCGTGTGGATCGGCGAAAACCTGCTGAACATCGCGGACATTTTCAACAACGCGCAAGACAAAGACAGCGAGGAGGCCGCGCGGCGCCAATTTGAACTCAACAAGAAAATCCAGCGTGCGCAGGTGTATTTGGCCACTGCGTCCGGCATAATGCAACAACTCGCCGTGCCTCAGGACGCCCTCACGGGTGCCAATTTCGTGAAGGCGGCGATAGTAGCCGCCACCGGGGCCGCGCAACTCGTCGCTATCAACAGCACACAATTCGACGGCGGCGGCAGTTTCGACGATAGTTTCGACAGCGGGGAAACCGCGGTCCAGCCGGTCGACCTGTCTTTCATGCAAAACCGCGGGCTCGAAGGATCCATGCGGGCCTACGTGGTAAATGAAGACATCCAAAACAGCGCCATGCGCGAACAGAAAATCGCAAACCAAATCTCACTATGAAATTAATTGAACTTTACATCGACGACGCCGACGACGTGCAGGGCGTCAGTGCCGTGTCCCTCGTGCACATGCCCGCCATCAAGGCCAATTTCATGAAATTCTCCGCACCCTACCAATTCAGTGTGGTGTCCGAAGAAAAACGCATGGTTATGGGACCGGCGCTAATCCCGGATCTGCCGATTTACAGGAAGAACGAAAGGGGCGAGTTTTTCGTGTGGTTCTCGCGTTCAACCGTGCGGAAATCCGCCGAGTTGTTTCTCGCGCGGCAGAAAACGCTTTCCCATACCCTCGAACACGCCGCCCCGGTTTCCGGTGTGGCCGTCGTGGAATCGTGGATCGTGGAAAACCCCGCCATGGACAAAGCAAAACACCACGGATTCGATGTAAAAGCCGGTACGTGGATGATCACCAGCAAAGTGCATAACACACAACTGTGGGAAGACTACGTAAAACCGGGCAAGGTTTTGGGCTTCAGCATTGAGGGCCTGTACGGGGAGCGCGTTAAAAAACCCGCCGCGGTTTAGTTTTCTCTGTGATGACAATTCAAGAGATTATCAACCGCACACTCAGCCGGTACGGGTACCGGTTAGAGGACGAAATGCCCATGGAAGAGCCCATGGAAGAGCCCGCCGGGGAAACGCAGGCGTCCAAAACGCTGGAAGACGGCACGGAGGTGTTCTCCGATGGCGACTTCGCGGCAGGCGCCAACGTGTACATCGTAACGGACGAGGGCGAGCAGATCCCGCTTCCTACCGGTGAGTACACCTGCACCGATGGCACCATGCTGACCGTAGAAGACGGCGTGGTTACGGGTGAGCCCGAAGCCGCCGAAGCACCCGCCGAAGAAGAGCCGATGGTAGAAGAAACCATGTCCGCCCACCTTTCGGAAATGCAGGCGTCCTACGAAAGCCGCATCTCCGCGCAAAAGAACAAGATCGCCGCGCTGCAGCGGCGTATCGACACGCTGGAGGCGGAAGCCGCCCCGCGTGTGTCCCGTCAGTCGCTCAGCGCCAAACCGGCCCGCGTGCCGGAACAGATGTCGACTGTTTATTCCATCTTCGAAACCTATAACTGATGCCTACGACATTTACGAACACCAAAAGCTACGCCGGGGAACTTGCGCGGCCCTACATCGCCGCGGCGGTTAAATCGTCCGACTCTCTCACGAAGAACGTGCTCACCGTTAAGGAGGGCGTGAAGTACCGTGAAGCCCTGCGTATCATGGACAGCGCCGGATTGGTGCAAGACGCGGCGTGTGATTTCACCGCGGCCGGGGTGATCACCCTTGGCGAGCGCTTCCTGACGCCCGCAGACCTCATGACCAACGTCCAGTTGTGCAAGAAAGACTTCCGGTCCGATTGGGAGTCACTCAACACGGGCCGCGGGTTCATCAACGACCAATTGCCCCCCGAATTCGCGCAGTTCATGTTGCTCTACGTGGCCAGCAAGATCGGCGAGGCGATCGAGGACAATATCTGGAAGGGCGGCACCTCCGGTTTGACCTCCACCGCAGCCGACGGGACGGATTCGGGTACTGTCGTGGGCGATTCGCTCACCGATACGTTCGACAACAACCACTTCACCGGTGTGCAGAAGTTGTTGCACGACGGCGCGCGCAATTTCCAATCCACCAGCACCGGCGCGGCATGGTCCACCACCAACATCTTAACAAATCTTGATTTGGTGATCGACAACCTGCCCAGCGCATTGCAAGGCGACCAAGACGTGCAATTGTGCATGTCTCCGGCCACGTTCTACCTCTACTACCGGAAATTGGTATCTGCCGGGGCGCACCCGTCGCTCGCGTTGAACGCACCGATCGCGGAGAACTACCTCGGACACCCGATCAAGGTGTGCCGCGGCATGGCGAATGAATACGTGGTGGCTGCCAAGCAGGGTAACCTGTTCTTCGGCACCGACCTGTTGAGCGATCACAACCAAGCACAGTTCATTGATATGACACCGGTAGACGGATCGGACAACATCCGTGTGGTTTACCGCTACACCGCCGGGGTGCAGGTGGGCGTTCTCGCCGACACGGTGATGGTTTCCCGCACTGCAACCGGTTCTTAATCATGCCCTGCACGATCACCACAGGACGCGGTATTGATTGCCGCGACGCCGTAGGCGGCCTGAAGGCTGTATACGTGCTCACCGATGCGTCGGATAACCCGGTCACGCTCACCGGCGTGGGGTGCACCACCACGAACGGCGAAATCACCAACGTGCCCGCCGCGTTGGAGGCGTACAAGATCGACCTGCTCAAGGGGCACGGATCGTTCACCGAAACGTTCCAGATGAACCCGGAAAACGGCACGGTCTTTTACGAACAGGCGCTGGAAATCACGCTCCTGAAAGCCGACCACGCCACCACGCAGTTCTTGCGTGCCCTCGCCAAAGTGCGGTGTACGTTCCTCGCCCTCGACAACAACGACACTGTGTTCGTGATCGGTTTTGACGAAGGAGCCGAAATGACGGGCGGCACCATGCAGACGGGCGCAGCCAAGGGGGACATGCACGGGTTTACGTTCACCGTTACCGCGGAGAGCAAGCAGCCCGCCCTCCAATTGGCACGCACCGCTGGCCCGGGGTCTGCGAACTATCCGTTGGATGGCATGACCACGAATGACATCACGGTGAACGTTACGATGATTACGCCCGCGTTCTGACGCCCTGTCGGGTACCATACATTCGGGGGCGGGCTTTGGTCCGCCCCTGTTATATCCACCCCGCATGATCTACACAACCCGCTATTTTACCATGCGCGCGCGCTTCGAGCGGCGCAGCACGTTGTCGTCGCCCTTTTCGTATGTCTTCCGGATCACAAAAGACGACAAAGTGAACCAAGACACCATCGTGGCCACCTCCGTCGATCGCCGGTATATCACGTTTGCGGTAGATGCACAGGCGTGGCCCATGGTCGAAACCGGCCAATACACCTGTGAGGTCCTTTGTAACGGATTCCGTATTTTTGTGGATCGGGTGGTGCTGCAGGACACCTACACGTACTATAGCACGCCCACACTTTCCCTCCCATCCACGACGTACGCATGAGCAACATTCACACCATCAACTTTTCCGCGTTCACCCCTCCTAGCATGGTGGAGGCCGAAAATCGCGACGGGTTTATCACCTACGGCGAAGATAACCTCTTCCCGGACCACCTGATCGATCTGTTCAGGTCTTCCGCCACCCACGGGGCGCTCTGCAATTCTATTGCACAAATGACGGCGGGCGCGGGTCTGAACATCGACGCCGACGCCGGTATGGTCAAGGTGGCCCTGTGGAAACTGCAGGAGGTGGTCCGCAAGTGCGCGCTGGATTTTGTGATTCACGGCGGGTTCGCCATAGAGGTCGGCTACAACGACGGGGAGATCAAACGGGTGGACCACATGCCCTTCGAAGCCCTCCGTAGTGGCAAAGAAAACGACGCCGAGTTGGTGGATTACTACTACTACAGCACCGATTGGGCGGATACACGCACCGCACCGCAGCGGTTGCACACGTTCAACCCGGAGAAGGCCAAAGATCACCCCCTGCAGGTGCTCTATGTGGCCCCCGTGTCGCCCGGATCCCGTTACTACCCCAAACCGGATTACATCGGCTGCTTAAACTATATAGAACTAGAAAAGAACATATCGGAGTTTCACATTAACAACATTAAGAACGGGCTCGCGCCGTCGTTCATGATTCATTTTGTCAACGGCACGCCCCCCGAACAGGAGCAGCGCCGCATCCGGATGAACATCGAACAGAACGCGGCCGGTGCGCACAATGCGGGCAAGGTCTGGATCACATACAGCGACACCCCCGATACTAAACCGTCGGTGGAACCGATGCCCCTGTCGGATGCGCATAACCAATACCAATTCCTATCTACCGAGTGCACCGACAAGATCATGATCGGGCACCGGGTGGTATCGCCCGCCATGTTCGGGGTGAAAACGGCCGGTGAATTGGGGAACACCGACGAATTGGAAGTTGCTAGTCGGTTGTTTCATTATCAGGTGGTGGCACCCAAACAGCAGGTGCTCGCCGGGGCTTTCGAAAAAATCTTCGGGGCCATGAAAATCTACGGCCGGGTATCCATCGTGAACAACCACCCGTATTTGAAGACCGACGAAAAACGCACGGAGGAGTCCACCGCGTTGCACTCACACGAACTTGAGGCGCATTTCGTCAACCTCGAAGACGACGACGAACTCGCGGAATACGTAGAGGTGCACAGCGCGCCGGTGGATTACGTCGCCGAGCAGGGGCTGGACGAAATGTGGGCTTTCTTTGATAGCAAAACATCGGCGAAGTCTGCGCAGGACCGGCCCTTGATCAAAATACGCTACCGCTACGCGGGAGATACCACCGTTGACAGCAGGAAATTCTGCCGCACCTTAATGTCGTTAAACAAGTTCTACCGCAAGGAAGATATACAAGGCGCAGCCAAGAAGGCCGTGAACCCGGGTTTCGGCCCGGGGGGCGCCGACAACTACGACGTGTGGCTCTACAAAGGCGGCCCGCGGTGTCACCATTTTTGGGAGCGGGTTACTTTCCTGCGCAAGGACGACAGCCGCATGAGCGTGAACGACGCAAAACGTATGCTCAAAGGCTTGACCCCGGCCGAACGAAAGGCCAATGAATTGCCCGTGAACCCGCGGCGGGTATCCGCGCACCCCAACGACATGGTGCACAAAGGGTACCACCCCGACAACGAAAACATGCCCAAAGACGCACGGGCCAAAACTTCCGGCTTATGATACCCACCACCGTGTTGCTGGCTTCGCCCGAATACGTGAAGCACATCACCAGCATTAACAAGTCGGTCGACGACGACAGATTGCGCGTGGCGATATATCTCACACAGGATACGCGCCTCCACCCGATCCTCGGAACGCGCCTGTACGACAAGTACCTAACCGACGGGCGCACCAACACGATCTCCGGGGCCTATCTCGATCTGCTCGACCAACACATACGGCGGGTGGTGGCGTGGTACAGCCTGCTGGACCTCATGCCGGACCTTTACAGCCAAATCGACAACGGCGGCATCGTGCAGCGAACCGGGGACGGAGGCACACCGATCGACAAGCAAACACTCGACTTGCAGATCAACCGCGCCCGCCAATACGGCAATTTCTACGCCGACCGCATGATTGACCACATGCGCTATTATCAGTCCCGGTACCCGGAGTACAGCCTGTCCGCGGGCGACGAGTTGGTGCCCATGATCGACGTATACAGGCAAAACGGGCTCCAGATCACCGGCGGCGGGCTGCCTTTGCGCGACCGCTACCCACACCTATACGCATGACCGCACGCGACCGAAACACCGAAAAACTCAACCGCTGGCTTTCTACCCATGGATCAGTTCTTAACCGCCCTTGTTTCAGTAGTGGCAACACTAACCAGCGCGAAAGCGTGGGACTACTACACGAAAAAATTGAACACGAAGACCAACACGCTGGATCGAAAAGATAGCGAGTTGGCCCTATGGCGCGCCGAATTGAAGGAGCGGGTGGGCCACCTGGAAGCGCAGGTGGCGGATCTGCTCGCGGAAAACGCCAAACTGCTGGCCGAAGTTCACGCCCTCACTAATCTGGTCTCGCAACTGCGGGACGAAAACCGCCGACTCAATGAAGATACCATGGCTGCCCCGGGTAAACCTCAACCGCGCGCAAGAGTTCGCCGGGGCGACGCGCCGGTGGAAGTTCGACCGCGAAAACCCCGTAGCGGCAACCGCTAGACCGCTGGTTTTGCTCACGCTCACGGCTTTGTTCGTGGTGTTCGTGGTCAAGGAAAGCAGCGACCCGCAATGGCGCACGCCGGACGATTTGCGCGAATTGTTCATGGTGTTGTACCCGGGTGTTGTGGCGGCCTATTTCGCAATCCGGACCATCGAAAAGCGTCTTTAACATACTTTAACACATGCTATATTGCAAAGAGGGCCCCGCCGTGGTTTTCTTTACGGCATAACACAACACCATGCAGTTACTGTTCGATCATTGGGCCGAGATCCTTCTTGGCGGTTTGGCTTTTGCCAAGGTTGTAGTGCGGCTCACGCCGTCACTCAAAGACGACGCCGTTTTCGGCTACCTCGACCGGGTTATTGAGGCATTCGTACCGAACAGGAAATGAAAAACGTTTCGGTGGAACTGATGCTCGACGAACGGCTCGCGCTGGTCGTGGGGGTGTC